CGCCGTGTTGGTGGCGGAAGCGAAGACGAACCGACCGTCTGCACCTGCGGACGCAGCGCTGAGGATGAATGCGGGCTGACCGACCCGTCCGAGTGCGCGGTTCATGGTGGCACTGCGGCAGTGCCGGAGGCGGACGAGAAACTGCTGGCGGCGTTGCGCCGGCTTCTAGGACGCCGGAAGGATGGCGACGCGCCGGACAATGACGACCTGCCGGTGGCGCATGAGGATGCGATCCGGCTGGCTCACAAGTCGATGCGTACCGCAAAGGCATACATGGCCGAAGGGATGACGCACCACGCGAAGGCACTGAGCCTGCTCGACGGCGTGGTCGATGCCCTGGATGCCGATCCGATCACCGATCCACCCACCGACCCTGATCCCGATGCCAACGCGGAGAAAGCCGCGCAACTCGCGCGCGCGACTGCACTGAAAGCGCGCCTCGCCGCGACCTGACCTACGGTCAAGCGTCGCGCGTATTAGACGAGCCCGGAGGTGCGATAGAACGCCAGAAGCGGTGCGGCGAAACCGATGCTTTCGAGCACCACGTCGCCGCCGGCGGCGATCGGCCGCGGGTTGTCCGGCCACAGACCGTCAGCCTGTCGGCGCAGCAGATCGGCACGGATTTCCGCAGTATACAGCACGAGGATTTCCTGAACGCTCGGTATCGATACATAAGCCCATACGTTTGCCCAGGTATCGTTCTTGTTCGACGGCGAGAGAATTTCGACCAGCACGAGCGGCGCCAACAGCAGCCGATCATCGTTCCGCCAGGGGGCGCAGGTGACCCCCAGATCGGGCACACGGATGTTGTGATCGGCGCGCACCCGCGGCCGGACTCCGGGCTCAACGACTGTGCGGCACTCCGGGCGGGTCGCCGCGAGGTGATTGCCGATCAGCCGATCGGTCTCGCTCTGAATCGCACCATGGATGGGCGAGGCGGGCGCCATCGCGCGCGGCGTGCCGTCCACCAACTCCCACCGATCGCCGGCGCCCGATGGGTGCCAGTCGAGAAACTCCGCCACCGTCATTGCCGGAGGCAGTTTGCTTGCCGCGCTCATGCGGTCCTCGCCGTGGGGTCTGTCGAGGATGTGGTTGTCATGCCCGTAAGGTAGCTCCTGCCGCTCCTTGCACGCGAATCACCCGCCGCGATCGGCCTGGGCGGGATAACGATCGTGGCGGCATTTGTAGCATGGCGGGCTCCAGAAGCTCTAGGCCCCGCCTCATGCCCGACGATTTGAAGGAAAGAACATCGCAATGAGCACACTGCTGTCGCTCCGCCGCGCCCTCGGGGCGGCGGTGGATGAACTCGCGCCGCTGGCCGGGACGCCTGCCTTCGCCGCAAAGGAGGCGGAGATCGCGACGCTCGAACGAACGATCGGCGAGCTGGACCGCGCGGAGAAACTCGCCGCCAAGCTGGCGCGGCCGATCGGCGCCGGTCCGGGCGACGACGTGATGGAGATCAACCCCTCGCAGCGCACCCTGTCGCAAATCCGCGGGATGGACCCGCGCCAGGGCAAGCTGCGCGGCTTCGACGACTATCTCAGCCTGGCCCGAAAGGGGCTGGATTTCACGCCGCGCGCCGGCGAACAGTACCGCAGCCTGGGCGAGCAGCTCCAGGCGGTATTCAAGCACTACAGCTCGAAGGGCAGCGACACCGACCGCCGCCTGGTGCGCGCGCCGACGGGCGCGGGCGAGGTCGATCCGACTGGCGGCGGCTTCCTGGTCCAGGTCGATTTCGCGGCATCGATCTTCATGCTCGCACACGACATGGGCGAGATCCTCAGTCGGGTGAACAAGCTGCCAATCAGCGCCAACGCGAACGGCATCAAGATTCCGGGCGTGGACGAAACCAGCCGAGCCACCGGCAGCCGCTGGGGTGGCGTGGCGTCGAACTGGGTAGGCGAAGGGACGGCGGTCACCCCGTCGAAGCCGAAGTTCCGCACCATCGAATTCGACCTGAAGAAGCTGATGTCGGTGATGTACACCACCGATGAGCTGTTGCAGGATTCGACGGCGCTGACCTCGATCGCTGCGCAGGCGTTCTCGGAAGAAGTCATGTTCATGACTGAGGACGCCATCGTCGAGGGCACCGGCGCGGGCATGCCGTTCGGCTACATGAAAAGCCCGGCCCTGATTACGATTCCGAAGGTGACCGGGCAGGCCGCGGCGACCATCGTCAAGGAAAACATCGACCAGATGTGGGCGCGCCTGTGGGCGCGGTCGGCGAAGAACGCCGTGTGGTTCATCAACCAGGACTGCCTGCCGCAGCTTATGGCGATGAACCAGGCGGTCGGCACCGGCGGGCAGCTCGTTTACCTGCCGCCCGGCGGTCTGTCGGCCACGCCGTTCTCGACCCTGTACGGCCGCGAGGTGGTGTGGACGGAATACAACTCGACGCTGGGCACCACGGGTGACATCACGCTGGCGGACCTGAGCCAGTACATGCTGGTGGATAAGAACGGTGTGCAGGCAGCGACCAGCATGCATGTCGCCTTCCTCACCGATGAGATGGTGTTCCGCATCACCTACCGTGTTGACGGCAAGCCGATGTGGGCGGTTCCGCTGACCCCGTTCAAGGGAGCGAACACCAAGAGCCCCTTCATCGCGCTGGCGTCCCGCTAGCACTCTTCCGAGTTTCATCAGGAGCATTCGACGATGGCACGCCAGATTTCCATGCCGTATCAGTTTCCGCCGGTTTGCCTGCTGCCTCCGGCGGCCGACGCAGCGGGGCGCACCAGCGCCTACCGTGACCTTGCGAACGCGCTCAAGGCGTGGGTCGTGGTGCACGTGAACCAGGGCAATGCGGCACAGGTGACGCTGTCGATCCTGCAAGGTCAGGACACCAGCGGCACCGGCTCGAAGGCGGTCGGCGCCATGCCGATCTGGCTCTGCGCGGCCACGACCACCAGCGATGCCCTTTCCGTGCAGACGCCGGGTGCGAGCTTCCAAACTTCCGCGACCGTGGCGGACAAGATCGTGGTGTTCGAGATCACACCGGAGATGTGCATGGACCTGGTCAACGGGTTCCACACCATCGCGGTGCAAACCAGCGCATCGAACGCGGCGAACATCACCGAAGCAGAGCTGTTCCTCTGGGAATCCTACCAGGGGGCGTCCGCACCATCGACCTTGGTCTGATCCGTCTTCATCGCGGCCGTTCGGGAGAACGACATGACCACGACCTCGAAATTCCATGCCGGGCGGCTGGAGTTCTTCGATACGGCGACATTCGAGTACATGCTACCGGTCGCACCAATCCACTTTTATGAAGACTTTGTCGGGCAATCCTATGTCGCGGTGCCGGCCGCCGGCTCGGCGGTAGATGGCTGTCCGTTCGTCAAGAAGATCGTCGGCGCCGGGCCACCGATGCTCGCTGGCGTGGCAAATGCGATTGGCGGTCAGGTCGCATGCACCCTGGCGGCGACCAGCGAGAAAGAGGATTGCGTCCTGTACTGGGGCGACAACCTCGCGCTTGATTGCACCAAAGGGCTGATCTTCGAGACTCGTGCTCTTTTATCTGTGACGCCGAGCGCAGCCGGCGCGCAAGCCGTGTGGGGCGTCGCCTCGGCATGGATCGACGGGCCGCAGAACAACACCTGCTATCTGGAATTCAGCGCGCAGGCGAATGGCGCGGTGCTGGTCACCGCGTTCGACGGCGTGACCACGACTTCGGTTGCCAGCGGTGTCACGGTCGGCACCACGGATTGGCATATCTACCGGATCGACGCGACAAACCTGGCCGACGTCGCTTTCTACATCGACGGCAATCGGGTGAACACGAACAACTCGATCAACTTCGCTGCGACCGGCACGTTGGCGGTCCTGCAACCATATCTCGCTGCGTACAAGGCGTCGGGCACGGGCGTTGCCTCCCTGACGATCGACTATGTGCGCGCCTGGATGAACCGGCAGTAAGCCCGGGGAGCGCTCGGCATGCTGTCTGTCGGCATCACCCTCAATCCGGCGACGATTGCGGCGGGCACGTCGTTGTCCAGCCCGGTTTCGTTGGGCGCGCTTACCCTGGTCGGGATTTCCATGCCGGCGACATGGACCCCGGCTGTCCTGACGTTTCAGGTCAGCCCGGACGGCGGGACGACCTGGCAGGAGCTGTACGACGGCGCGGGCAACGAGGTGACGATCACCGCCGCCGCGGGCCAGTTCATCATTCCGTTGTCCGATCCTTCGTATCTCTGGCGCGGCATCAACATGGTCCAGGTGCGCAGCGGCACGGCTGGATCTCCGGTGAATCAGGTCGCCGCTGCCGTGGTGAACATCGTCACTCGATCGGAAATGCTGTGAAGGATGCGACGCGATGATGGAACGCGGCGGCTATCGGAACCGAGCGCTGGTGACGCCGGTGCGCAAGGACAGGGGGCCGAGCGGTGCGAACCACGCTGACGGTGACGGAGGAACCGACCGCGGAGCCGGTGTCGATCGAGCAGGTGAAGCGGCATTGCCGGATCGACAGCAACGCGGACGACGAACTGCTGACTGGGTACCTGACCGCGGCTCGGGTGATGGCGGAGGGCTACCTTAGCCGCGCGCTGCTGACGCAAACGCTGCTGTGGACCATGCGGCCGTCATCCGAGCTACCCCGTGATCGTCTCCGGCTGCACGGGACGCTGGAGCTGCCGCGCGCCCCGGTGCAGTCGATCCTGTCGGTGACGACGCTCGATGAATGGGGCAACGCCACAACGATCTCGCCCGCTTCGCTGCCGGTAACGCCGCCGGCGGTGATCCTTGGCTATGTCGCCGACCTGACGCTGGAACCGGCCACGCTGTTCATTGGCCCCGAGACGGTGCTGAGCGGCGGGTTCTCGGCCTACCGGACCAAACTGCAGCACCTGCAAGTCTCGATGGTCGCTGGCTATGGCGCGGCAGACGATGTGCCCTCGACGGTGATCCAGGCGATTATGATGACCACGGCATTCCTCTATGAGCATCGTGGTGACTCCGCTGCCACGATGCCGGACGCGGCGACCTGGTTGCTCGACCGGCAGCGGTTGCAGTTCCTGGGCGGATGAGATGATGCCTTTGCCAGAACCCGCGCCGGGACCGGACCCGAATGCAGTCCGGATCGGCTCGCTGCGCTGGCGGGTGGTGATTGCGACTCGTGAGCAGGCGGCGGACCCGGACAGCCCGGGATTTCTGGAAACCATCGCGAAACGGCAGACTGTGCGGGCCGATGTGCAGCCGATCGGGACGATGACCTTCTATGCGGCGGAACAGGTCAACACCCCGGTCACGCATCGCATCATCATCCGGTGGCTCGATTGGGTTGACACGACGCACGTCATCTTTCGCGTCACGAAGCGGCCGGATGAGAGCGACATGGTTGAACGGTTCCGGGTGCGGCGGGTGATGACGATCGATGGCCGCCAACGATTCCTGCGGCTCGATTGCGAACTGGAGAAACGTGTCTGATGGCCCTTCTGCACATTACAGTGCCCGGTGGCTGGACGATCGTCGCCGGCAAGCAGCAGGTGCGCGCCGTCATGCGCGGCGTCGGTGCCGAGGTGGTGGCGCGCGCTCGCGCCCTGATCCGGGCGGGTGGCAGAGAGCACCCGTCAGCCCCTGGCGAGCCTCCGCGGAGCGTCTCGGGGAAGCTGGCGCGATCGATCCGCGCCCGGGTCTGGAAGGATGGCGAAGGAGTCACCATCCGCGCGTCGGAGTTCTACGCCCTGTTCCTGTCGCGCGGCGCTCGGGGCGGCGGCGGTGACACCAGCAAAGCATCCAGCTTTGTATCGGCCACATCGGTCGGACCTCGCCGCATGAAGCGCAGCGCAATCTCGAAGAAGCGCATTCTGCTGCCACGTCCGTTCCTGGAACCTGCGCTCGACCAGGCAATTGCGAACGGCCTGGCCGATCGGGTGCGCGTCGCGGT